TAATGTTACTAACAATACCTCTAGCGATGAATGCCTGCTGTAATTGATCTAATGTTGCAAAATTTGTCATTGTAATTTAGTTTAATATTATATAGCCTACTCTTTAGTGCGGGGTAGGTTTGCCGCAATATATCAGGTGGGTGTGCTTAGCTAGAGGAGGTACTCGTTCACATACCCTCACTAAATTTTTCTAAAAAATTTTAAAAATTTTATTTTTTTATATGATTTAACATTATTTGGCTTGACAAGTATAATTTAATTGTTATATTGTATATCGTAACACAGCCAGTAAGATGACAGCTTACGAGTTAGTATCGGGGAATACTCTTAAAGAGTAGGAACCTAGAAGTTGGATAGTAAGGAAAAGAATTATGAGAGTTTGTAGAAAATGTAATATTGAAAAAACTTTAAGTGAATATAAAAGCTTAAAACATAACTGTATTATTTGTAAAGAGTGCCAGTTTAAAAACAAAAAAAGAATTGGTAAATCCTTTAGTAAAATTAATAATCAGTTACAAAAAAGATATAATATTACATTAGAAGATTATAACAAAATACTTGAAAATCAAGGTAGTAAATGTGCGATTTGTAAAACAAATCAATTAGACTTATCTACAAAATTACATGTAGACCATTGTCATACTACTGGAATTGTTAGAGGGTTATTATGTTATAATTGTAATAGTGGATTAGGAAGATTTAAAGATAACATAAATTTTCTTAACACGGCTATAAACTACTTAAAATGCGCTGACACAGCAACATACATTCCTGAGGTTTCTCCAATAGTTACACAATAGTTAATTTAAAGTAAGGTGTGTTACTCAAGGGTAAAAAATAACAAGATCTTGGATTTATTCAAGGCTCCCTAATGGTCATGATTGAGTAAGTAGGCTAAAAACGGACACCTGAAATAAAATTTTAACTAGAATATAGCGAAGTGATTTAGTTCACTAGGGGATTCTATTCTCTAATATGAACAAAAGCTATATTAAATAGAAAGAATTAAACAATTTAGGGATGATAGAGATAAAGATTGATAATTCTAAATCTAAGGTTATAGAGCAATACTATACTTTAGTTAACCCTTTACTAGGGAAAAATAAACTAGGCCCAGTACAATTGAAGGTACTCGCAAAGATGGCTCTAGTATACAATAATTACATACATCTTGGAGAAGACGTAGCTAATATGCTACTGTTTAGGAAGGAAGCAAGTGCTCAAATTAGAGATGCTGTATCTAAGGATCTAGGTACAAGCTTTAATTCTGGTGCTTACTCTCATATCTTATTTGGTTTAAGGGGAAGAGGTTTTATTACTAAGACTAAGATTCTTTACCTTCCTCCTATTAAGGATAAGAAGATTGAGATTAATATTAGACTTACTATTGTAGAAGATGAGTAATAGCAAGTTTATAGATCCAATACTTAGAGAGGTAGCTAAGGAACAAGATTTACCTCTTTATGTAATACAAGAGGTATATGAATCTCCTTTTAAGTTTATGAGGGAAGATACTAAGATAGTCGGTAATTGGAAGACTTATCTTATTCAAGGGTTAGGTAAGTTTAGACCTGTTGTACCCATACTAAGAAAGATTAAGAACGGAGAAGAAATTAATAACTTTGTTAAAAAGAGTAAAGATGAAACAAAATAAATCTAAGAGTGTTGAGGTTATAGAACTTGATGGTAGAACAGAAATATCTGTTTACCCTAGATTCTTAAAAGGAGAGAAGCCTACTAAGTATACTCCAAGTATAATAATCCTAGAAGGAGATAGAATGACTATTAAATTAGATTTAGATCTAAATATAAAGATAGATGAGGAAGATGATACTTTAGGTATTAACCTTTCAAGTGAAAAGAATTTCTCTTTAAATGGTATCTGGCATACTAAGAAACAATACATAGCTTCCTTATCAAGTAAGGTAGATAAGTTTGTAGATGATGATGATGAGGATAAGTTTGAGTTTGAGTATATAGTTACAATAGCAGGTATTAGTGACAATTGGGGTATTAGAACTAAAGATGAGAAAGCTCAAGAAGAGTTACTAGATATTTTAACTAAATGGTTTTACAATGAGTAGTACTTATACTGAGATTGTTAATGGTTGGAGGAATGTTGTCTTCCCTAATAAGAAGGTAGAATATATTGCTAAAGCAAGAGCTTTAATATGTGCTGAGTGTCCTTTAAATGTATTAGGGATATGTAGCCCATTAAAGAAAGGCAAGGTTGTTAGAGACTTTGTATATAAGAGTAAGGTAAGAAAAGAGGGAGATGAATATGCTGGATGTGGCTGTCCCCTTGAAGCTAAGACTAGAAGCTTAGAAAGTAAGTGTCCTCTAGGTAAATTCCTAGAAGCTACTCCAGAAGAAATTGAAGAAAGTAAAAACAAATAAATAAATTATATGACTAACGAGCAAGGGTTAAACGGGATTAAATTATTCAACAGACAATTAATTGTAGAAGTACCTCAAACAACAGTAAGCGGTATTATCTTATCAGGAGGATCAGTAACAGTAGATAACAAACCTTTAAAGGTTGTAGCTGTTGCAGATGACGTAACTAAGTTTAAAGTAGGTGACTATGTATTAGGAGCTGGAGCTATTATGCCTCTAACAGTAACTGATATGGATGGTAAGATTAATGAGTATATCTTAATCTATGAGTCTAGTGTTTATGTAGTAGTAGATAAGGAAGTAGTTAAAGATGCTTACTTTGGTACAATTAATAAGGGTCATAACGATTAATGAAGGTATTCCAACAAAAGGATAATAATGTAATTGTTTCTCCAGAGATACTAACTATACCAGAGTTTAGTGCTATTTGGAAAGCTGATAAAACTAAAGATAAAGTAGAGGCCTATAAAGCCTTTACTTTTATCTACCACTTTGTAGATTATAATTCTCCTTACTCTAGTTACCCTAGGGATAAGAAAGAAGCTACTATTAAGCAAGATATGTTAGGTGATGCTAAGTTTAAAGTATCCCAACCTATCTCAGATGCTTTAACTAAGTATAAAGAGTTACAAGAAACTCCTCTACAAAGGTTGTTACAAGCTGCTAGAAATAAGATAGATGATATTGCAAGCTACTTAGAAAATACTAGCGTAGACGATGAGTCTATCAAGTTAATTCTAGAAGTATATAAAAATATATCAACTGCTGTTGGTAACTTTGATAAATTACAACAAGCTGTAGAGAAAGAGACTGAGAAACAAACTTCTAGGAATAGAGGAGATATTAATGTTAATAGTAAGTATAACGAGTAATGATGCTAATAGGAACTAATCAATTTTTAGAAACTAGAGAGCACTTTGAAAAGACAGGTAGCTATACTAAAGCTTTAGTAGGGACTTACCAATATGATGAGTTTTGGGATGAACAAGTAAGACGTTGTATGGACGGGTATTCTGTAGGTAATCTATGGATACCTGGTACATACTATTTTTATTTAAACTTCTTCCCTATCCTAGGTAAAGATAATATTACTGGTAGAAAGAAAAAGATATTCCCTAGGTTCACTGATGTGGATTTAGAATATTTTTTAATACTAGACAGAGCTAGAAAAGAGAAGAAAGGAGTTATTATGACTAAGCCTCGTAGAACTGGATTCTCTTATAAGAATGCTGGTGTAGTAGTACATGAATATAACTTCTATAGAGATGCTAAGTGTGTTATTGGAGCTTATGAAAAGAAGCTATCTGAGAATACAATGAATATGTCTTTAGAAGGATTAAACTTTCTAAATAAGAATACTGTATGGGCTAAGCCACGTAATCCTGATACAAGGGAGCATGTTATGGCTAGACATCAGAAAGTAGTAGAAGGAGTTCCTCAATGGGTAGGATATAACTCAGAAATTAAAAGATTAACCTTCCAAGATAATGCCTTTGCTTCAATTGGTCTAACAGCCAATATATTTCTATTTGAAGAAGCAGGTCTATTTGCTAATATTAAAGAGTCTTACAATATCTCTGAACCTACATGGAAAGATGGGGATTCAATGGTAGGACTTCCAATTCTATTTGGTACTGCTGGAGATATGGACAAGGGTTCATTGCAGTTTGCTGAGATGTTCTACAATCCTGAGAAGTTTAACTTACTATCATTTGATAATATTTGGGATAAGGAAAAAGTAGGTTCTCAATGTGGATGGTTTTTACCAGCTTCAAGACAACGCTTTGGAGATTACCCAGATCCAGATAATGATAATAAATTAACTCCTTTAGTAGATGCTGATGGTAACTCTAATGAGAAGCTAGCTCTACTTTCTATTATGAAGTTTAGAGAAACTAAGAAGGGTGATATGAAAGCATTTAGAGATGCTATTACCCAGTACCCTTTAAACACAATGGAAGCTTTCTTAGTAAAAGGTAATAATATCTTTCCTACTGAGTTAGCACAAGATAGAAAAGCTGAACTAGAAGGAAGTAAACTTATTACAGATAGTTACTGGAATGCGGACTTAAGGCAAACACAAACGGGCATAGAGTTTAAATTATCTGATAGGTTACCTATAGTTAAGTTTCCATTACAAGCTGATGATGATAAAGAGGGTTGTGTACAAATCTTTGAACAACCTTATGCAGATAACCCTACCCACGGTACTTATATAGCTGGTATTGACCCTTATGATGATGATCAATCAACTACAGACTCATTAGGTTGTATATTTATTATGCATGCATTAACAGGTAGGATAGTAGCTGAATATACAGGCAGACCTCAGACAGCTAAAGAGTTTTATGAGATATGTAGAAAATTATTAACTTACTATAATGCAATTTGTAATTACGAAAACAACAAAAAAGGATTATTTGCTTATTTTGAGCAAAAAAATTGTTTACATCTATTATGTAACACTCCAAAGATTCTTAGAGATCAGCAGATTATATCTGTAATACGAGAATCAGGTAATACCTCTAAAGGTACTAATGCTTCTAAAGAGGTTAATAAGTATGCTAGGATGTTAATTAGAGAGTATATGCTAGACCAGGCTTATAATCAAGAAGTAGGCTTAACAAATACTCATACTATACCAAGTGTCCCATTACTAAGTGAGATTATCTACTGGAATGAAGATGGTAACTTTGATAGGGTAAGTGCTTTAGGTATGCTACTTATTCTTAGACAAGATAGAATAAAAATAGTAATAGAAGAAGACGAAGAAGAAAAAGATAGCTTTAACGAATTTTTTGATAGATACTACCGAGGAAAAGCTATATAATCACAGAATTTATTTTTAGCTAATTATAGATTTATACGTTACTTACTATATAATAGTACATACACATGCAAAAATTTAACCAAAACATAACATTTCCTAATCAAAAAGTATCTGATACTGCTAAGAATGACGCTTGGGGTAAAGATAATGTAGATGCTGCAGAGAGTCTTATATTGAATCAAAATCAATTTACAAGAAACTCTAGGTATTCTAAATTGGTTAACTATGATTTATATGCAGGTAAGCTACATCCTAGTGATATGGAGCTTATTATGAATCCATTAGGATTAAAAGACATACATTTTCCATCAAAACCTCTAAATCACCCACTTATTAACCCTTATATTAAGGCTTTAATAGGCGAAGAGATTAAACGTAGGTTTGATTATCACTTAAAAGTGAATAATGAGGACGCAATTAGTGAAAAAGAAGTAGCTAAACGCGATTTAATGCAACAAACTATAGAACAAATTCTATTAGAGGGTATAGAACAACCCCCAGAAGGAGATCAAGAAGCGCAAGCTAGGTTTGAGCAAGAAATTGAGAAAAGACTTAGACAAAAAAAGGATTATTTAAACTATGAGTGGCAAGATGTTAGAGAATTATCTGGAAATAGGTTATTAAAACACTACACTCAGAAAAATAAACTGTCTGAAATATTTACTAAGGGTTTTGAAGACTCTTTAATATGTGCTGAAGAGATATATAGAGTAGATATTATTAACAATGAGCCTATAGTACACAAATGTAACCCGCTAAACACATATTTTTTATTACCTCCTGACTCTAATAAGGTTGAGGATTGTGATATTATTATAGAAGAGGATTATGTCCCTATTAGTAAGATTATTGATGACTATTATGACTACCTAAAACCATCAGAAATTGATTGGTTAGGAGAAAAGACTATGTACAAAGCTAAAGGTACTTATGGTGGGCCAGTAGGTTACGAATTACAAGACCCTACGTTTGCTGTACCATTTGGATTAACTGGAAGT